TACAGACGTGTCAAGGTTGCAAACCTCATGTGATATTGGATCACAAATTTTCGGGACTCCTTCGGGGGTCCTTTTTTTATGCCGATAAATAATCAAAAAAGTTGTTATATGGCGCTCGATCAACCAAGTCCTAAATCATCTTCATGTATCTCTAATCATCCAGAAAGTCCCAACTTTCTAGCGATTACGGGATTTAGATTTATTATCCATAAAGCAAGAAAAGTATCCTTCTATTGCAACTCCGCCAATCTACCTGGAATCAATCTGGGAAGTGCTATTCAAGCAACCTATTTGAAAAATATTGATGTTCCTGGTGATAAAATAACTTATCAAGATTTGGTAATTAGATTTCTAGTAGATGAAAATATGGAGAACTATCTCCAAATTTATGACTGGATGACTGGACTTGGTTATCCCGAAGAAGTTAAGCAATATCAAGACCTGAAAGGCAATTCAAAATATTTCCCATCTAGATCATCTAGGGATCCTTATAATGAACGTTCGGATGCAACTCTACAGATTTTGACCAGCAATTATAATGTTAACACAGAAGTCATTTTTAAAGACGTTTTTCCTTCTGCTTTGACACCACTAACATTTGATGCGACTGTTCAAGATCAGCAATACTTGACAGCAGAAGCAACGTTCAAGTATACTATTTACGATATCTACAATAGTGACGGCGAAAAAGTATGAGCGTAAACCTTGACACCATCCAATCGATGTGGTCAAAGGATTCTGTAATGAACGAGGATGATCTAGGATTTGAGTCCTTAAGGATACCACAACTTCATGCAAAATACTTTGATCTTTATAATACACTAACACTACTACGCAAGCAGGCAGAAAAAAGAAGACAGCAAATTGACTTAGAAAGATATAAGTACTACACTGGTAAAGCAGACGCAGCAGTTTATGTTGAAGAACCATTTCCTTACAAAGTAAGGGAAAAGGATGCTATTCAACGTTACATGCTTAGTGATGAAAAACTTTCAGATGCAAAGTTAAAAGTAGAATACTTTGACGTGATGCTTTCATATCTTGAAGAGATTATTAAGCAGTTGTCTAATAGGACTTTTCAAATTAAGAACGCCATTGAATGGGCACGCTTCCAGACAGGCGGGTAATAAATAAAAATAAAAATCTTATGAAAACATTCAAAGAATTTCAAGAAGGGTTGTTTGATTGGTTACCCAGAGGGAGATTTAAAGATACTACTACCAGACAAGGTACTTTGGACAAGTTTAGGAAAAAAAATCCAAAGTTCGTTCGCGGTGGTCCAGTTGATCTCACAAAATATAACATGCCAGTGCTGCCACAACAGACTGGACCAACTCCTAGACCATCGGCAAAGAACTTCTTTAAAAATAAAGGATTAGAGGTCTAACTAAATACCTTTAGGTGAATTTTATGATTGATGTCTGATCTAGTCATAACTAAGAAAAACGAAGTATTCCTAAAGGTTGAAGCAGAACCTCACGTCTACTACGAACTATCTGATCAATTTACTTTTGATGTACCTGGGGCTAAGTTTATGCCCCAGTACAGAAATAAGTATTGGGATGGAAAGATCAGGTTATTTAATGTTCAGACTGGAGAAATATACGCTGGACTAATCGACAAGTTAGTATATTTCTGCAAAAATCATAATTATAAGTTTGAATTCATCGAGAACAAGTATTACGGACTACCCTACGAAGAGACTGAGATCGTATCTAGGGAAGGTGTAGAAGAATATATTAAAAGTATTTCTAAGTATAGTCCAAGAGAATATCAGGTTGATGGTGTCTATGATGCACTAAAGAGCAACCGTAGATTGATTGTATCACCAACTGGTAGTGGTAAGTCAATGATGATTTACTCTGTCACAAGATATCATGTGGAGAAAGGTAGAAGGGTTCTACTGGTTGTCCCCACTACATCTCTTGTTGAGCAGATGTACAAGGACTTTGAAGACTACGGGTGGGATGCCGAGGAGCATTGTAACAAGATCTATTCGGGCAAAGAAAAAGACACCAATCATGATGTCACTATTACAACGTGGCAGTCTATCTACAAACTAGATCGTAAGTGGTTTGCTAAGTATGATGTAGTGATCGGTGACGAGGCGCATCTTTTTAAGTCTAAGTCGTTGATCAGCATCATGACCAAGTTAGCAGATGCTAAGTATCGATATGGATTTACTGGAACACTTGATGGTACACAGACTCATAAATGGGTGCTAGAGGGACTGTTTGGACCATCATACAAGACTGTCAATACTTCTGAGTTGCAGGAAGCAGGTCATCTTGCAAAATTAAATATTCGCATTTTACTACTACAGCATTACCCTCAAAAATTTGAAACGTATGAGGATGAGGTTCAGTATCTTATCGGTCATGAGGTAAGGAATAAGTTTATTAGAAATCTAGCATTAGATCTGAAGGGAAATACTTTGATTCTCTACAGTAGGGTTGCTGCTCACGGACAGCAATTATATGACTTGATAAATAATCAACAGGAAGGACAAAAGGTGTTCTTCATTCATGGTGGTGTAGACGTTGAGGAACGAGAAGAAGTAAGAAGAATCACGGAAGAAGAAAACAACGCGATTATCATTGCATCTTACGGAACTTTTTCAACTGGAATCAACATTAAAAACCTACACAATTTGATCTTTGCATCACCCTCTAAATCTAGAGTCCGAAATCTACAGTCAATCGGCAGAGCACTAAGAAAAAGCAATTCAAAAACCAAAGCAATTCTTTATGATATTGCTGATGACTGTACCCATCAGTCGAGAAAAAACTATACTCTCAATCATCTTATAGAACGAGTAAAAATTTATAACGAAGAAAACTTTAATTATGATATTGTCAAAATCAATCTCAAAAAATAGATGGAAGACAACAACTTAGAGTTCTATGGTTCTATTAAACTAGTCACTGGAGAGGAAATCTTCGGTAGTATCTACGTGGATGAATCTGAAAATCCCCCAGAACAATTAGTCATTACAGATCCTATCTGTTTGAAAATGATTAATGCTGGTGGTGTAGATGTAGGATTCAAAATAGAACCATGGATGAAATTTACTACAGAAGATATCTTTGTAATTAAGATGACTCAAGTAATTACTATCTCTGAAGTTACAGATAGTAAAATACTAGATACTTATCAAAGGTATCTAAATAGTTCATCTTTTACAACCAAGTCTTTATCCAATAAGACTTCTAGTAGATCTAATCCTGATATTACTAAGGATATGGGTTATGTATCCTCTGTAGAGTCTGCTAGAGAGTTATTAGAAAAGATCTATGATGCTGAGGACTCTAAAGAGCTTTAAAGCTAATATTCATCTTTACCCCTGACAGAGTAATTCTACTGAAGTTCAGAGGAGTTGTCAAGCCCCTTGAAAGTGTGTTATAATAAGATCATGAACTGTGTGAACCCAAAGGACAATGAAAGTAATGGCAAGAAAGCGTTCAGAGCATTACGTTGACAACAAACAGTTTCTTGCTGCACTGATCGTGTACAAGAAAAAGGTTGCTGAGTGCAAAGAGTTGAATCAGGATCCTCCTAGGATCGACAACTACTTGGGTGAGTGCTTCTTGAAGATCGCCACACACCTATCATACAAACCAAATTTCGTCAACTACATGTTCAAAGATGACATGATCTGTGATGGGATTCAGAACTGTGTGCAATATATCAATAACTTTGATCCAGCAAAGTCTACAAATCCATTTGCTTATTTTACGCAGATTATCAACTATGCTTTCTTGAGAAGAATTCAGAAAGAGAAAAAGCAACTAGATATTAAACAAAAAATTATTGAGCGTTCAGGATACGACGAAGTATTCACCTCTGATGAGCATGGTGATTACTCTAGTTACAACACCATCAAAGATTCTGTCCAGCATAGATTTGGTAAGTAATTTATGAAGATTGCCATTATTAGTGATCAACATTTTGGGTTTAAAAAAGGTTCTAAAATTTATCATGACTTCTTCTTAAAATTTTATGAAGAAGTCTTTTTTCCTGTAATCGATAAACTGGGAATCACCACGATTGTTGACATGGGTGATACTTTTGATAGTCGTAAGGGTATTGATTTTGGTGCTCTTGCTTGGGCAAAGGATAATTACTATGATCCCCTAGCACAACGTAACATTACAATCCATACTATTGTTGGTAATCACACTGCATACTACAAAAATACGAATGAGGTCAACGCTGTTGATTTGTTGTTGAGAGAATATGATAATGTCAAAATCTATGCTGAGGCAGAAGAAGTTAAACTTGGAAATCTGAATACACTATTCATTCCCTGGATTAACTCAGACAACTCTCAGAGCACCTACAAGACCATCAAACAGAGTGATTGTAGGATTGCTATGGGTCACCTTGAATTAAACGGTTTCAGGGCGCACAGAGGGCATATCATGGAAGATGGTCATGATGCTAAGATCTATGAGAAGTTTGATAAAGTCTTCAGCGGTCACTATCACACGAGATCTGATGATGGCAGAATTTTCTATCTAGGAAATCCATATCAAATGTTTTGGAGTGATGTCAATGACAAACGTGGATTTGTTATTTTTGACACAGAAACACTAGAACATAAGTATCTCAATAACCCAAATGAGTTGTACAAGATTGTAAGATACAACAACACTCCAAGACAAACATTTAAGTATCAAGATTATGCTGGGAAAATTGTCAAGTTAATTGTTGAACAGAGAGATAGTCATAAAGAGTATGAAAAATTTGTTGACGGATTTGATAAAGTTGATCTTGTAGATCTAAACATAGTTGACCAGACAGTTAATATTGCTGACGCTGAGTTGAATGTTGATGAGTTTGAAGATACACTGTCTATCTTGGACAAGTATGTTGATGAACTGGAATTTTCTCTAAGTAAATCAACTCTAAAAAGTATCTTGAGAGAGACATATCAGGAGGCATGTAATGTCACCTAATTTTATTTCGGGGTCTTTTATAGACCCCGATGTCTGTGATGGAGTTATTGATTTTTTTGAGAGTAATGTAGAACACCAGTATCCTGGTGTAATGGGTTGCGGTCATGTTCCAGAATGGAAAGATTCTACGGACATACAGATTCATCCAGAGAATAATGATCCTCGTATAATTGACTACAAAAATGCCCTGGAATTGGTCATGCTGGGATATGTTAATCAGTTTCCCTGGGCAAGTAATGATCACAGCACATGGAGAATAAACGAATCGTTTAATATCCAAAGATATTTTCCAAATCAAGGATTTCATAAGTGGCACACAGAAAGAAACTGTGCTGATGGATCAAACCCATTTCGCCATCTAGTCTTCATGACATATCTAAATGATGTCACTGATGGGGGAGAGACTGAATTTTTACATCAGGAATTGAAAGTAAAACCTGAAAAAGGTCTAACGATTTTGTGGCCTGCTGATTGGACTCACGTTCATAGAGGCATTCCTTCTCCAACACAAACTAAATACATCATCACAGGTTGGTATGGATATGATTCTGATAGATGTAATTACGAATACTACAACGAACTCTCATTGAGATAATGTATATACTAACTCTCCTAGGAAAAGAAGATGAAGGTGCATACGCAGTTAAGAACTCCCTAGGGGAGAAGGTTCTGTTTATGTTTGAGGAGATGGATGATGCTGTTCGATATGCTCTTCAATTGGAGGACATGAATGGTGAGAAGATGCATGTATTGGAAGTTGAGGGAAAAAATGCTATAATGAGTTGTGAGAAGGCAGGATATGAGTACGCTATTATTACACCTAATGACATTGTGATTCCACCTGACGATCTAGATGATTAAATTTACCTGCATCAAGTACAAAAACTTTCTTTCCTCAGGAAACCAGTTTACGACCATCCCATTAGATAAGCATTCTAATACTTTGATTATTGGTGCTAATGGCGCTGGTAAGTCTAGTATTTTGGATGCTCTTACCTTTTCGCTTTTTGGAAAAGCATTTCGTAAGATCAACAAACCCCAATTGGTCAACAGTACGAATGATAAGGACTGCTTGACTGAGATTGAATTTACGATTTCCAACACTGAATGGAAAGTTCGCAGGGGAATTAAACCTGCAATTTTTGAGATCTATCGAGATGGTAATCTTCTAGATCAGGAATCTAGTTCGCGTGATCAGCAGACTTGGTTGGAACAGAATGTTCTGAAGATGAATTACAAGTCTTTTACGCAGATTGTAATCTTGGGTAGTGCATCTTTCGTCCCGTTCATGCAACTCACCTCACAGAACCGTAGAGAGGTCATTGAGGATCTTTTGGATATTGGAGTGTTCTCCAATATGAACGCTATTGTTAAAGATAAACTAAAAGAACAAAAAGATCAGGTTAAGCAATTAAATCTAAAGAAGCAAACTATCGAAGAAAAGGAGGAGATGCAGAGAAACTTCATCGCAGAGATGGAGAGACTTAGTTCTGATAACATCACAACTAATAAAAACAAGATCATCGAACTTCAAAATGAAGCAGAAGGATATGTTAGTGACAACTCCGATATTCAAAAACGGGTTGACACTCTTGTAGAGGATCAGAAAGTTTTTTTAAACGTATCTG